CAAAATAACAACATAGCCACTACTAATAACACTTTAGCCACTACTAATAATAGCTACTACTAATAATTACATGCTACTAATAATCTAGCTTATAATGATAGTAACCACTAACTAACAGGGGGGAGTGAGACCTTTTTTAGTTCCAGCGAGATGGCTTTCCTAAGTAACCCCTAATAATTTCCTAAATTTTTTCTAGTTTACCGATGGCTCTTACCTCTATTTACAACTAGTACTATATACTTATATACATAAGTTAAGCATCAGACGGACTAAGCACAATGGGTAGCGCAGAAGAACTATTAGCCTCTCTTGGGGTGGACGCGGAAGATAGCAGCACTGAATCACTCAATACTAATAACTACACCTCAAATAACAGTGGTAGACAGGGAGTAACAAGTACTACTGAGGAAAAAGCATTAGAGTTATTAGGTAATGGTATAGCTAATGAGTTAGTTGCCTCCGCGATTGGCGTAACTCCAGCCCGTATAACTCAGTTATTAGCTGATGAAAACTTTGCTTTAGAAGTACAGAAACGCCGCTTTATTAACTTGCAGAAACATTCAATGCGAGATAATATCTATGATGAGTTAGAAGACATAACATTGCAGAAGCTAAAACGTGCTATTAAGTCAGGCATGATAGTTAAGCCAGATATGTTATTAAAAGCTCTTAAGATATTTAATGAAGCTAAGCGTAGAGGTAGTGCAAGTACTAATAATATTACTGATACTGGTGATATAGTACAGATTAATATACCTCAAATAGTAAAACAAACTTTTGTGACAAATATCAATAACCAAGTAGTTCAGGTTGGAGATAGAGAGTTAGAGACAATCTCAGCAGATAAGTTACAGAAGAGTTTAGAGGGGTCAAATAATGTTATTACGCAACGAGAAGATAACTCTGGCGGAGAAGATTAAATTACATAAGGGTGAATTGAAGACTCTACATAAGACTCATAAACCTACTATTAAGGATAAACGCCGCGCCAACAAACTACTAACTGACTTAGTTAATAAGTTATATGATAGTGAGATAGCAACTGAGCGGCAGTTACCTAATGTAGATAAGGATTATTAATGAATAAGTCAACCCCTGCTTTGATGGATAAGCTAGGTGAACAATATGAAGCTAATAAGGATATAGCTAAAGATGTTAAGTCACAGGTAACTACAGAAGCTGATTATAACAAAATAGAATCAGTAGGTGCTAGTGCTAAAGAATTACAAGAAGCTGCTAAGGCCGATTTGAACTTCCTAGCTGCCTTATGTATGCCATTAGTATTTAAGTTCATGTGGCCTACTCACTTTGTTAGTGCATGGCAATGGTTAGTTGAGTGGGCTGAGAAGGATAGAGTATTCCCGCAATTAGCATTAGGTTTACCTAGGGGCTTTGCTAAGTCTACATTAATGAAGCTGTTCCTAGTATATTGCATACTGTTCACTAATAAGAAGTTTATATTAGTACTAGCTGCCACAGCTAAATTAGCAGAAGCTATCATTGCCGATGTTATGGATATGCTGGAAGAAGATAATATAGTACAGGTATTCGGTGATTGGAGAGTAGGTGTTGAGAAAGACACCCAAGGACTTAAGAAGTTTGGTTTCCGTGGCAGAACTATAATAATAGCAGGCTTAGGTGCTGAAGGTAATGTACGGGGTATTAACTTAAAGAATGAGCGCCCTGATGTAATGTTATTTGATGACGTACAGTCTAGGGAATGCGCTGATTCAGAAACACAAAGTAATAGCTTAGAGCAGTGGTTTGTAGGTACTGCAATGAAAGCTAAGTCACCTTTTGGTTGCATGTTCTTATTTGTAGCTAACATGTACCCTACTAAACACAGTATACTACGTAAGCTTAAACACAACCCTAAATGGCTTAAGTTCATAGTAGGCGGTTTATTATCAGATGGTACTAGCTTATGGGAAGAGTTACAGCCAAGAGAACAATTAATAGCTGAGTATGAAAATGACTTATCTATGGGCAGGCCGGAAGTATTTTTATCTGAAGTACTTAATGATGAGAATGCTAATGCTAGTAAGTATATTAATCTAGCTGAGTTACCAGAGTTACCTTATGAAGAAGGTGATATTAGTGCAGGTAACTTTATTATTATTGACCCTGCTAACGATAAGAAAGATAGTGATGAAGTAGCTATAGGTTACTTTGAGATATATGACACTAAACCAGTATTAATGGAAGTACGTGCTGATAGGTTCTCACCTGGAGACATGATAAGAGTAGCGTTAGAGATGGCACTAAGAAATAGATGTGCTCTGATAGCAGTTGAATCTAATGCTTACCAGTTCTCTATACTATATTGGTTTAAGTTCATAACTAGGCAGCGTAATATACAAGGTATATACTGTGTTGATATCTATTCAGGAGTTAAAGCTAAGACACAGCGTATACTTAAGATGCTACAGGCTTACGCTGCTGGGGAGTTATTTGTAGACCATAGTACTAGGTTATTAGTGCACAAAGAGATTAGTGAGTTCAACCCGTTAGTTAAAGATAATAAAGATAACATACTGGACTTACTAACCTATGCTCCAAGAGTTATGCAAGAATATAAACAATTTCTTACTTCTGGTGATGTAATAGAGGGCGAAGATTACTATGAAGCAGAAGTATTAGAAGACAACACTGAGTTTTAAGGAACTAAATTATGTCCATGAATAAGGTTGTACCTTTAAGTAAGGCTTCTCAGAAGAAACTTATAGCATACTACCAGTCTCTACAGAATATGAACAATATTACTAGAGAAAGTTATCGCTCTAATTTAGAGGAGATTGACAGGCAGTACCAGCGAGAAGTAGATACTACTGAAGAAAACGCTAAAGCGACTAGAGCTAACAGGTTAGGTGATGTTACTAAGAAGCGTAATATTACTGTACCTGTTATTATGCCTCAAGTGGAAGCAGCTACTGAATATCAAAGTTCTGTTTTCCTTACAGGGGAACCCTTATTTGGTGTAGTGTCTGCACCTGAACATATTGATGCAGCTTTACAACTAGAAACTACTATTGAGCAGCAGGCACTAAAAGGTGGTTGGACACAGGAACTAATGTTATTGTTTCGTGACGGGTTTAAATACAATGAAGCTTTATTAGAAGCAGATTGGTATACCGAAGCTTACGAAACTATAGACACTGATTTATCTAATGATACTGATAACGGTGCTAACCTTAAACAGCTTCTGTGGGCAGGTAATAAAATAGAGCGCTGGGACTTATATAATAGTTTCTATGACGGCAGAGTAGATATTACTAAGCTATCTACAGAAGGTGAGTTTGCAGGCACTACTAAATTCATGTCTAAGATAGCAGCTAAGGACTATATTAACTCACTGACTGATACTATTACTGCTAATATCCGTCCTGCCTTTGAGTCTCCTAGCACTGTTAGCATAGCTTCTAATATAGGTAGTTATAATTACTATGTACCTAGTATTAACCCTGATAAGTATGACAGGGAGAAGAAGAAAGCTATGTTTGACACTGACTGGTTTAACTGGGCAGGCATAGAAAACAGTGATAAGAATAGCGGTGCTATACAATATAAAGCTGGGTATGAGATTACTAAGTTATATGTTCGTATACTGCCTAGTGAGTTTGATATAGTAGTACCTAAGTCTAATACTCCGCAGATATTCAAGATTATTATCGTCAATCACGCCCACATAGTTAAGGCGGAATTACAAACTAATGCTCATAAGAGATTACCAGTATTAGGTTGTCGTCCTAAATTAGATGGACTAGGTGCACAAACTAAGTCATTAGCTGAGAACGCGCTAGACTTCCAACAACTAGCTACTTCATATATGACCAGTATTATTGCATCTCAGCGCCGTGCTATTAACGACCG